TTAAGCATTCGTACCTCGCTCTCTCATAACAATATATTGATAACCTGTAATCACTTCAGGTTTATCGTATTCTGTTTCACCAATCTTAATATCTTTCATTCTTTTTTGAAAGAATAATAGACCGCCATCTGATTGAATTTTTTGCATTTTAGCAAACAATTTTTCTGATTGTCTTTGAGTAAGATTAGCTATCACATCTTTGTGCCAATTACCTGTGTAATAGACCATTTTAGATTCAAGTTTTTTATCCCTAAATCTAACTAACTTTTCTGGCACTTTTTCTATTTCCGCTTTCAACCAGCGGTCAATTTCTTTACTAGGCATATTATAGTCCTTTTATCAAAAATTTTTCAATGACATTTTTTGTTGGTATAACTGTTGTATTACCACCATCTGACAACTCATTATGCTCATCATAATTATAATCACTCATTAAAATATGTACATCTCGGTTTTCTTTTACAAGCCAACCAGTAGATACACAAATAGCAGGTTTACTTTTCTGAATTTCTTTTAGAGTTCGCCAACCTGAATCACTCTGAATATCCTCCCAATACACCATATAAAAATCATATTCAAATGGTATGCCTGGTAAGACATCTGATTTTTTAGTTTTTTTTGCCATTTTTTACACTCTCATAGATTAAAATTGTTAAACCAGCAAGAATAATAATTAAAACTTCTTGTGGCACATACACATAAATGTTTTGTAATATATCGTTTATCATTTCTACTACGAACATTCCTTATCAGCTATTTTCGTGTCTTTTAATAATGAACACTTATATTCGCTGTCAGCATTTAATCTTATTTCTTGAGCAATACCCTCTAAAATATATGGTAAATGTTCTTCTAAAATACTTACCATTTCTAAAGACATATTGTAAGCTAGTCTTGATAATTCTGCTTCTAAAACGGAAGTATCAACATTATTACCTTGTATTTTTTGTGTAATAATATGAGCTACCGTAGCAGTAGTAGAATCATTTGCTTTTACTGAATTGGCGAAGGCCGTAAGACCAAACCACACAATCGCAAGTAAAAATATCATTTTTTTCATAATATACCTCTCTAATTAGTTATTTATGGTACTACTATACACTATCCAGCAACTAGAGTCAAGCGCTTTTTTTTGTTGAATTTACTTGTTTTTTTGATTGTTTTGGTGTGGCATTTACGCCACACCAGTTGATTCGTTACATACTTAACGCACCAGAGGTAGTGCCTCTTGGTATTGTCTTGTATTCGTCATTCCAACTAAAAGCTTCTTTTACCACAGCCGCTGAAAGACCTTTGTAATGTTTGTGTAGTTCTTTATCTTTCATTCTAATCGCTACTTCAGCCTCACCTTTTGATAGGCCTTCTAGTGATTGAATAAACATAGTTTCTTTTCTTGTTTTTGAGATTGTGTCCGCACCCTCTACAAAATGCCAGTATTTACCTGACTCTTGTTCTAGGTAAGTATGCTCTGTACCCTCTGGTGCTTCGTTTGCTATAAATGGTGGTGTACCCTCTGGTAAATCCCATTTAATATTAGGGTCAAAACTGCCCTTGATTACTCGTCTTAAACCTGCTGTATCATGTTGTCTTAAAACAGCTATCTTTTTAGGTTTATCTTTTGCATTATTAACTTTAGTCAAAATTTCGTGCATTAATAACTTACCAGAACCAGATGTACTAGCCATGGTCTGCATTTGAGATTTTGACATTAAGTTTGGATTTTGCTCTGCCATATTATTTCTCCATGTTAAAAGTCACCAATGTTTTCCATTAAAGACTTCAATTTATTTTCAATAAAATATGTCAATAACTTACTACGGTCATTGACCTTATATTTCTGATAACTATTTATAATACTTTCCTCGTAGGCTGGTGGTATCATAGATAGGTCTATCAACATCTTGTTTCTATTGTAGTTTTTACTAATATATTGAGTATGATTATCAATATTTGAATATTCTTCTACTCTTTTTTTGGTCATTGGTTTTTGTTTTTCACCAGTTACAAATACATCATCTTCGGATAGTATATTTGGTACACCATCTGACCTATCACCTTTTAATATTTGTTCTATTAGAAATTGTTTAGGGTCTATACCCTCACCAACAAATTCTTTTTGTATAGGAGCATATTGTTTTACATTCTTATATTGTTGTAATTGTATAAAGTCTTTGTCACCAGATACAATCATAATATCTTCATGTTGATGATAATATTTAACCAAAGTAGCAATAATATCATCAGCTTCACACTTGGCCTCGTACATAACGACATAAGGAAAGTTCTCTTTGATTTCATTTTTTATATTTGTAATTATATTAAAGATATTATCCCAATCAAAGGACGATTCTTCTCTACCTTTCTTTCTACTATATTTGTAATGTTGAAAATTATCTCTACGCCAAGGGTCGCCTGCGTCTGAACAAAGCACCATTTTACCATACTTTGATTTAAATTTTACATTGAAACCTCTTAATGAATTTATGACCATGTGTCTAATCATATCTTCATTAGCTGTAGTTTTATCTGGTTGGCCTCTAGTTTGTGCCATCAAGTTAGATATTAATACTTGGTTTAGGTCAACTAAAATCATTTGTAACTCGCATATACCACAAATATTATCGCCATAACAAATCCTATTAACAATACATGATTACCTAAATTTGAAAAACTTTTACCTACTGTATGTGGATTTTTAGGGTCTATAAATTTATTCATGTTCACCACCTGGGTCATTTTCTGGTAACTTTACTTTATAAGCATTACCATGTTTATCTCTATATATAACATAATCACGGCCTCTACCGTAACTATGATATGTACCAAATTTGTATTTGTTATTTTTTACATTATGAAATTGTTTAAATGTATAGTATGAGGCCATGATTAATGCTATATGTCCTATGACTAAACCTGTCCAAACATCTGCATAAATTTGACCGTAAAAATATAAAGTAAATGCTGTTGACCATACAAATGATAATACGGATAATAATTGTAATCTTACTGTTTTTGGTAAGGCTCTTAAATCATTTTTAGTATCATCAAATAGTATTGTCGCTGTCGCTATCATCCATTCTCTCATTACTCATCACCATTAAAATAATATACATGATTACTATTGAAGTAATACAACCTAGTATCATCAATAATATTCCGTGTTCTAATCCCATTAAAATTTTCTAACAATGTGTTTTCTTAAAGCTCTTACAAGTTCCTCTAATTTATCTATGATAGAAATTAAACTAGGGTCTGTAATATAATTACCTTGTTCTTTTAACTTGTCATATTCTCTTAATGGTATTGTGACCGTTGATTGTTCATTCTCATATGTTAAATCGTGGTCGTGTGTATCTCTATCAATATCATTACTCATAAAAACCTTTTGGTTTACCGTTATGAAAACGGAGGACCTAGGGGCCCTCCGTCTCCTGATTTAGGTTATGCTGAATAACCTTGAGCACCGAACAATGCCGCTTGACCAGCTGCGATAACAGCTTTTGACGGAGTTCCTACTCTGTAAGAAACACCAGCTGATGTTCTATTTTCATAAATCATCATGCCTTCGTTTCTTAATTTACCCACCATAGAAGCAGGTGACCTCAGGTCAAATTTTGACCTTAAAGTCTTCCAAGTAACAGAGTTACCTGTGTTAAAAAGGTTTCTCACCTTTGTTGTTTTAGATGTTTTAGCTCTTGCCATAACATTCTCCTCTTGTTTGTTGTTAAATAAAAAGTTAAACATTATTGTTAACCTCTCTCTTTCTGCCCATTTTACAACCGAGGCTGGCGATTCCTGACGGAATTCTATTTGTCATTACTAGGGTCGAAGTCAGGAGTAAATTCGATACCACTAGGATTAAGTTCATCATTGACATCATTACTAATTGGTTTTGTTTTTGATTTAAAAGCCATGTCTTGTAATTTTTCGTAATTAATTCTGGCCATTTGATTATTATTTCTATCTACTTTTAATTCTACTGATTTGTCTACCATCTTTTGCACTATATGGTTCAAACCAAAATCTCTTTTGATTGTACTTCTTAATACATCAACTAAAAATGAGAAGTCTTTTGTAAAGGTTTCTGTTTGTGTTTTCATAGCTAAATCTACAAAGTTATGTAATAATTTAAGGGCAATTTCATCAACAGCTGTTTCTACAAATTTATTAGTTTGCTCTTTGGCAACTCTTTCTGTAAATTTGTTATGTTTTGGACCAACATTTTTTTTGTTTTTAATCTTGTCCAACGGAAACAGAATAATATTGTCATCAGCCACTAATCTTCTCGCCCTTATAATTTACTAAACCTTTATCAGCAAAGTGTTCTACTAATTGATTATAACCACCAATTAATTGACCATCAATCTTTATTTGTGGCATGGTTCGTACTTGTTTACCAACTGCCTCATATAATTCTTCTACTGATTTAAAATCTTTACCAAACATTTTTTCTTCATAATTCAGGTCAAGGCCTTTCACCAAGGCCTTTGCCTTATCACAATAGATACAATTTGGTTTACTGTATATTACTATTGTCATTGTTATCTTTCATTAGTTCTTTATACTTGACATTTGCTTTTTCTTTTAAGTTATAAGCGTCAACAGCTTCTGCAATTGTGAAGTTGTACATCTTATTATACTCACCTAAAGGCAATCTCAAGCCAATCCAAACTCTGTAATATCCATTTTTAGTTAAAGTAACATCTTGTTTAAAGATTTCATAACCTCTAACAGGCGTATTACTAATCTTATTAACTAAAATAGATTCTACTTCACTTACAACTGTTTTTGTATTTGTTTTACCAAGTTCAGTTATAAACTGTTTAGATTCTTTGTTCATTTCGCCTGCAATAATATCGGCCAGTTCAGATTTTGCTAACATCTTACCTTTTTCGATTGCTAATTGCAAGTCAGGAGATACAGCCGTTGCTACACCAAAGATACACATTTTATCTTTATCTTTGCCAAGCCAAGGAGTATCACACGCCTTACTTTCAGAATAATCAGCCATGTACCATTTAGGAACAGTATTCATAACTTTACCTTTTTCTGATTTGATTTTATAAGTGCTACTACAAGCTGTCATCATAAGACCAACAGCACCAATAGCCACTAATTTAGTTAGATTTTTCATAATTTACCACTCTCTTTCACATTATATACTAAATCCTGTAAAAAGTCAAGCGTGGATTGTACATAACCCAATGCGTCATTACTTGATACATCATATATAATTACAAGAACAAGAGCTACAATGATTAAATTTCTAATCATTATTTCACCTCCCACTTGCCGTTTTCAGTTAGACAAACCTTACCAAACGACTTAAACGCATGGTTGCCTCTATCGTACTTTCTACAATAAACTGGTGTATTCATATCTGCATAATAAAAATCTGCGAATAGTTCCCAATAAGTAGGACCATCAAACTTTTTTCTACCATCAGCACATTCTAATACTTCTTCTTTAATAACTTCGTCACCAACTTGTTTAATGGTAACTTTAATAAAACAATATTGCCCACCTGTATCATCAGGATGTAATGGTATTATTTTTGTGTAGTCTTTAGCTACTGCAATACCACTAACTATTAAAAATATAATTAGTATAAAAGTCCATACCAAATATTTTCTTGCGTTATACCAAGGGTCAAACATATTTTTTCAATTCCTCAATACTCTGTTTTGTATTATATATTTCTTCTTCAAGATTGGCAATGGTGGTTTCACTATGACAATATTCAAGTTCCTCTTGCTTTTCTTTAATTTCGTTCTCTAATTGTTCTATTCTATCACTATATCTACTTACATAATTAGTCATGTTTTTCTACCCATTGACCATCTGGCAACTGACAAGCAGTACCAAATATCACCTCTCTTTTTACTCCGCCTACACCAATCAACGGCCAACTATTTGTTATATCAACTGTAGCGTCATAATCTTTACACTTAATAGGACCTTGTGTGTATGACCTAGTAACTTTAATTATGCCACTATTACCTGTTTTACTATTATACCAATTTGTATAACTTTGACCATAACTTGGTGAAGTATTTAAATGGTCTACAAATACGGCATTGTGTACATCATAATCTGATTGATACATAATCTCAGCACCTGCAAATGCACCAGTTACAGCACAAACACCGATTGCATAAGGATTTTCTATA